GCAGCACCAATCCCCGCAATTGCTGCGGGGAGGGCTGACTGATCAATCTCGTTTGTAAATACGCCTGGCGAAACAATTCTTTCTGCCATTAGTGTTCTCCTTGTTTATTTTTTATTCGTTACGACTATTCTGGGAAAGCAGCACCAGTCGGTAGAATATTGAAATCAATAATTATAAATTCTGCAGTCTTGGTAGGTTGCAAATAAATAGCACCACGTAATTCGTTACGATCAATTACATCTGGTGTATTCATTTTCTCATCCATTACTACTTTAAATGCATACAAACCTTGACGTTGTTGTACATTGTCGAAGTAAGGATTAACAATACTTAAGAATCTATTGCGAGTTGCTGCTGTATTTTGTTCGAAAATCAAATACTTGGTAGTTGATGCAACAAACTTTTTAGCTGCAATTAACAGACGACGTACATTTACACGATCCAAAGCTGACGACTTTTTCTGCATAGTTTTCTGACCGTAAACTACAACCCCTTGATTAGGGAAACTAGCAATTGGATTAACATTTGCATCATACAATGTATCACGGTTGCTTTGATTTAATTTACGTTCAGTTCTAACTGCTACATCAATACCGCCTCTGTTGAGACCGGCTGGTGCAAACCATGGGGCAGCTACTCGGTCATTAAATGCATATACACTTGGTACTACTGTACTAGCTGGAACCCAAACATTACGTCCTAAGTCACGATCAGCAATCAATACCCATGGCCAATATTCAGCAACATAATTACTGTTACGTGCATCTGCAGTAGTTACTACGGTTGACAATGCAGTGCCGTATGCAGCAGGATCAACAACTAAAAACGCATCACCGCGACTTTCAATCATTTGTTGTGCTGCAGTTATAATAGTACTAGCACCTGAGTCGCCATCTACTAATCCAGGTAACGTTAACAAATTAAAATCATAATCATCTTGATTTTTAAGAAGATTAATAGCATCTGAATATGGTGCCGTATATGTAGCACTCGACATATCAAATCCTTGCTGTTGGCTAGTGCCTCCACCAAATATATCTTCATAGAAACGTTTCGGATGTGCTTCAGATCCATTAGAACCGAATGCAAATGTACCTGACACTGCTTGAGGTAAACTACCGGTAAAGTCCGAACTACGACGTGCGCCGTTTTGATCAAACCAATTTACAGTGTTTTTATATACAGTTACGCGTACATACTTAGAACGATTCGGATAAGATCCAGATATCTGGAAGTATGGTTGGGATGTACCTGAGTCTATTAATGTATATGATATATCACCTACTACCTTTGCAATATAGTTCGGTGAATTTGGGTCAAGTGTTAAATTATTATATTGTTCTAAAATAATTTTACGATTGGTAATATCATCACCACGACGAATCAATAATGTAAAAGTACCTTTAGTATTACTAACATTGCTGACTTCCCAACGAAGATTTTGTTCTGACCCTGAAAGAAGTAATCCACCAACGCCTTGATCAGATACTGAAGCAGATGCAAATCCACTACCACTAAGAGCTGCAGAATCTCGTCCAGAATTTTCTATAGCTCCTGCAGATAACAAAGTTAAACGGAATGAAGGCGCAATTGAAGTTCCATTACTTGCACTAGCTACACTAATTACATTTGAATATGCATTAGCATATGTGCCGGCCATTACACGTACTACTGTTAATGTATCAGCATACTTAAGATATTCTTGTGCTGAATAGTTGGTTAAATATTTATACACGCCCTCATTACGGCCCGAGCCAGAAGTAAATACACCTCCAAAGGTCTGTACAAATTCAGAATAACTAGTTACTGTTGTCGGAATATTTGCAGGGCCTCGCTGTGTAGGGCCGATGATAGCAGCACCAATACCTGCAATTGCCGCTGGCAATGCTGATTGGTCAACTTCATTGGTAAACACGCCAGGCGAAACAATTTTTTCTGCCATTAGTTTGCTCCTAATTTAAATTAATAATCATTTCATATAAATATCAGAGCAATTAGTCAAACATTATGAATTGGGTATAAATATACCACTTTCAATATCTACTTGACCTGCACCGTATTTTTTATTTAAGTCATCTACTAATGTACGTTCATTGTTAGATTGATTTTGATATTCAGTCTGTAACTCGGTACGAAGTTGTTGAAGTTCAGTTGTACGTTGCTGCATTAAATGCAATTCTAAATCAATTTCACCTAATTGATAAATAATACGATTTGTATTATCACGTAATTGTTTAATCTGTTCTAATTCTTCTTGTGTAAACTTAATTTCTGTTGACATAACTTTTCCTTTGTTATAAATATGTTACAGTAACGGACGAAATCCGTCATTAGTAGTAAAACCATCGCTAGGTGGATTATCCGGATCTGCATTAAATGACTCTGTTTCAGATCCGAATGATACACGCTTAACAGAGTAACGTTTCTGTAAAGTCGATCGCTTTAATTCGTATTGTGATAATAACGTACCTTTAACATTAATAGGCATTGTAGTACGTATTATACGATCTTCGCCTGGCACAGAAACTGTTTCGAATGAATAATCTTGTATAGAAGTAATAAATTTCCATGTAGTACCCCATGCAAATCCTCCAGTAGGAAGAATTTGTTCTACGATACTATTTAATTGTTCTGTATATTCTGCCCATATTAAAATATCGTAACTTACGTCTACAAATTCTGGTATATTAGATACATATATTTCACGTTTAGGACGTGTGCCTTGCAAGACTGAAAAACGATCATAACGATTATTTTTTGAATATTGGCTCTCGTATGTCAATGTATTTCTAGCAAAGTCATTATCAGTTTCCGGACTCCAGTTAACATCTAGTTTTTTCATTGTATCACGTTCTGTAATACTATTGCGTTTAACAGATATTAACGGGGTCATTAAACGATCGTTATGATCGTACATATAACCCTTAGCCTGTATCTGTGCCCATTTTTCTGCATTAGCATACATTACCGGCACTGTTACCATAGCATTATTATCTACAATTTCCGGTCGTATCACATCGCTTATAAACGACATAATAGCATTATCTATATCGTAAATAGTACAACTAGGAGTTTTTATTGTATCATCATCACGACGAATTTGTGCACTACGAGCTATATCCGGATTAGTAGAATACGTGCTGTATGTTTTATTTAATTGTGGTTTTGCCATTATAAGTTCCTTGGTAATTGACTAGGACGATTTAATCCCGAACGTACAGGTTCTATATTAAGTGAAGTATGTCTGGTTATATGCGCTTCAACTACTATAGATAAATCTAAACCATATGAGCCACGTTCATTTAACACATATCCTAAATCAGTAGCTTCATCTCGACCTGCAAAATATTCCTGTGCATATGTAATATTATCTACTTGATACATACTACGGTCATGTTCTATAATATCTCCAACATCGACAAATATATTACGAGCTTCTAGATCAGGTTTAAAAAATGAAAATATACTAGTACGTGCAGTATCTAACCCAAAATCGTCACCGACAATTGTACGATCTTCGCGAGATACTAAACTATGTAAACGTACCGGTTGATAATAAGTTTTATTGTTAGATTCACCGTAAATATTTTGACCTGTTATTTGTAAATTTAGTTTATACAGTGCTACTTCTATATCGATGAATCGATTGATAAGTTCACGATTAAGTGACTTAATTAAACTAACGTCACGAGAACTGCCAAATAGTGCCATATTATCCTACGTATATTTTTAACGGCATTTTATTCAATTGTGATTGCATAGCATCTGATTCAGCTTGCTTGCGTTCCAATTGCGCTTGTCTAGACATACTATCTAAAATTTCTTTGAGTTCTGTTAATAAAGCTTCTTTTTCTGCTTGGCCGTTACTTACTAAGTCCGAACCATTCAATGTTATTTCAGCATTAGGTATAGGTATAGCAGAATATTTACTACGTATATATCCTAATAGTTGCATAGCCAATGCCAATGTATATCTATATATCCAACGTCGACCTACACTATTAATATTTTCATAAACAACATTTTCATATGGCATATTTGAATAATCTGAAATAGTACCGTTACCTATTACACCTGGGCCTGTAAAACGATCTGTTTTAAGTACATAATCAAAGTATACTTTCTTTATATTTTGCTCATCTGGTATAGGAAATATACGTAAACGGTCTTTACTTAGTTCAAATGAATATGCAGACCTACGTACTGTATCATTAAACTCAATTGCTTGCAAACGAAGTATATCGGCATATATTGGCATCA